TAGTTTTAAAGCCTGAATGGGAAGTAAAACCAAAGAGCGTAGTCATGACTCATGTCTTTTCAGTTGAGTTTAATGAGTCAACAAGAGAAATACAGTTGAGTGTAAACGGTGATGTTTACCAAACTGTAAAATCTAAGGACATCCTAAGTGGAAAAATAAAATTTCACGAAGGGTTAAATGCAATCATATCAAAATTTAATTTATGGAGGTTGGATGAGCCAAAGTCCAATAATTAAAACTAGATCTGATTCACCTGTGTTTAACAGTTGGATCAGTAGGGTTGATCAAATCCTTAGTCAAGTACCTGTTGTATCTGCAAATTTTCATATGCCATTGGAATATGGTGACGATGAATTCCAAGAAGCGATGAATAAGTTGCAGCAATGTGCAATGTACTTTGAAAATATGCCAATCTATCCAATTAATGAATCGATTGCATCTAAATTAATCTATGACCAATTACAGGCAGCCAATGACAAACCTGATTATTAAAACAATTTTTTGTTTAATTTTATTTTTGTTACCAGCAAAAGCGATTTTGTTAATTTTTGCTGCACTTGGTTATACAATTTTGTTCTAACATAGGAGGAAAAGATATGAACAAATTAATAAATAATAAATACTTTGAGACCACTGATTACTCTAAGTTTAAAAAAGCTAGAGGTAACAGACCGGTTGATGATACACACGTAAGACAATTAAAGGCTTTGATTGCAGAGAAAGATCTTAAAGATCCTATCCGTGTAAATAAAAATATGGAAGTGATTGATGGACAACACACACTACAAGCTAGAAAAGAACTAGAATTAGTTGTGCCTTACATCATCATAGATTCTAATGACCCACTTGATGTTGCAAGACTCAATACAGGTAGAAAGAATTGGTCCATGGAAGCATACCTAAACCATCACTGTTCAAGAAACAGATTTGATTACAAAGTTTGTAAACAAAAAATGGATCAGTATGGAATAAATGTTGCAGAAGCAATTATATTACTTCTTAAACAATGTTCGTTATGGAACAGAATATCAACTGACTTTAAAACAGGAGATTTTAAAATTCCTGCAGGTGGTATTGCTAACTGTGATAGAATAGGTGCAGCTCTTAACCAACTTAAAAAATATTTTTTAGGTATGGACGATACTAAGAGAAGACTTAAGAGAGCTATGGTTATGGCTTATATTATAGCTGATAGATGCCCTGAGTTTGATTTACGTAGGTTCAGAGATGCCTGTAAAACTAGATCTTCATGGTTTTTGTCAGGAACTAGTACAAAAGACTATATAACTATCATTGAAAAAATCTATAATAGTGGTCGAAGTAAAAAGAAAATAAAACTTCTTGATTTCTTCGAATCAAAAGAATATCAAGAGCACTAGGAGAGGTAAAATGAACATCAATAAATGGAAGTCATGTGCAGTTGATATCAACACTTATTGTATTATTAGAGCAATGGGAGAGTCAGGCTTTAGAAGACCTGGCTCTATGATTGCCAAAATAGTTGATGATGAGGTCAAAAAAATAGCTAAAAAAGAGGGAAAAAGCTATCAATCAATGAAAGAGAATTTACTTTCTCAGGGTAAGAAATTACTTAATGGGAGTAGTAAGTAGACCTGCAGGTTGGATGGTTAACCTTTAATCTGGGGTTGAAAAGGGCCTGGGAGACTGGGCCCTTTTTTTATGTTGCATTTATGTCACAAATTTTATAATAACAATTTATATGTATTCCTAAGCCTAGAATGAAAAGGTGAGGCTTCAAAACACCTTATGAATCCAGAACAACGAAAGCTAATTTTAACTTTAAAAGGAGATTTTAGTGGGTGAAGCTGTAAAAAAAAGCAGTGAAGAAGCATTAGACCAGGCATTGGATAAATTAGTTATGATTTGTCCAAATAAAAAAACCTATGATGAGTTAACAAGTTTGATGTTTCAGTTGTATTGTGGAAATGACTTTGGTTTAGGAAATTTTAGTTTATCTTTTCTCGACAAAATCGAGTCTAGATGGCAATCAGGTAGAAAGAAGATAGCTCAGGCTAGAGGTTTGAAATTGGTTGTCAAAGATGCGTAACCACGGTGTAATCCATAATCCATATCTTTTCCCACATCGTGGTTATGCTAATGACAAGAGTTCCTAAAGGTTACATCAGTAAAACTATTTATTTTGTAGAAGCTTTACCAGGCGAAGAAAAAACAAGATATATTGAAGAAATTTTAGACGAATATTATTTCACTAAATCACAAGATTATCCAAAACCAACTGTTAAGAAGTTTTATGAGTTATTCACCAAGCTTGTTAAAAAATTTGGGCATTAAATTAGCCATGGAGTTTGTTAGAGAAAAAAGATCTCCTGAAATTAGATTGTTTCAAGCGATACTTTTACAGGCCTTTGAGGATTCGATGTCCGTTAGTGGTTTTAAAAGAGATACTTATTGGAAAGAAGATAGTCATAAGTGGTTTATAGAGAATAGTGAGGATTTTCAAAATGTCTGTTGGCAAGCTGAGATGGATCCTCAAATGATCCGAGAAGAATATTTAAAACTTATAAAAAAAGGAATTGTAAAATTTTCGAAGTTACAGAAGTCCTGGTTGAATTATAGAGAATATTATAGAGCTTATCGGAGTGCTAAAACTAAGGAAGAAAGGGCTGAGGTGAAGAAAAAAATTTATTCAGGAAAAGTTAGGATTAGATAAGTAGTCATGGTGGTCTAATAAATTTTGGAGCTCCTGGGGAAACTTTCAAAGAGAGCGAAACAAACCCCAGGAAACTAATGAAATATTGATCTTTTTTAAGGATCATAGGATAAGTATACCAGAATACCGGCTACCGGACAACTGAGAAAAAATCCTCTATATAGATATCTCAGACTAATGAACAATAAAAAGTACCCCAGGGGGTAATAGTGGTGTATCTGGTGTATCTAAACAACTATTATTCAATAATACCAACACTTTTAGACGATTTTAGTGGTGTATCTATGGTGTATCTATGGTGTATCTGGGATACACCAGTCTTGCGGGAACTTTATCGAAACTTTTTAGGGTAGTTACTTTGTGATGAAATAATCTATATAATAGAAAATATGATTAAAAAGCTGATGTTATTGAAAAAGGGTGTTGATGTAATTAGGGGTACTTCTAAAATGAAAGATTTATCCTCATCTCCAAGGAATATAGTAAATACCAAATTTCAAGGTAGATTTTTTTTCGAAAGAGGTAAAACTAAAAAAGTTCAAAAAGAAAGAGAATATGCAGCTAAATCATTTGCAAAAACTAAAAATGATCCAAGTGCTAAATTTGGTGTAAGCACAATTCCAAAAAAAGATAGGTTAATTTTAAAAACAACATTAACTCCAAGAGAAACAGCTGTTGGTAGAAGAATGTTTACTAGATTTGCTCCGGCAAAAAATCCATTTGGTCCAAAATCAAGAAGACAGGGTAGGTATGGTAGAATTATTGTACCTAGATCTGCATTAAAAAGATTAAAGGTTGATAGAAAACTTACGAGAGAGGTGAGAAAAGAAAAAAAGGGTGGTATGGTATAGATTATGAGAGGAATAATTTTCAAAACTGTAAAAGAAGGATTTAGAAAGCTTCATAAAAAACATAAAGCTGAGATTAGAAAGTCCAAAAAAACAGGTGTGCCAGTAATTCCTATGGATTTAAAAAAGGCAGATTTTAAAAAGAAAATAAGAGGCACTAAATTTATGACAGCAGCAGAATACAAAGCTGCTCCTAAAACTAAAAGCATTCCAAGAGGTGGTAGACCTAGAATTTTTGGAAAAGCATATGCATCTGATAAAGCTGCTAAAAGAACTATGATGATTCCTATGATGACAAAAAAGCAAAGAGCTGCTAATCAGGAAGCAATAAGTCAATCTGTAAGAAAATTTATGAAAGAAAGAATTGGAAGAAAATCAAAAGGTGGTTTAAATACTGTTAAAATGGTAAAAAGAAAATTAGAAAAAGCATCTAAAGCACACGCAGGTCAAGCTAAAGCATTAGGTAAAGTTATTGATAAGAAAAAATTATTATTAGGTGGTTTACTTACAGCAGGTATTAAAGCTAGTGCAAAAAAACTCTTCAAAAGAGGAGCTAGAAAAACACAACAGATTGTTAAGGAGAGTGGTGGGTCAAGAGCCCAAGCAAAAGATGATATTAAATCTGCAATTCGTGATGATTTAAAATCACAACTTAGATCAAGTAATTTGATTAAGAGTAAAAAAAGAATGATAATTAGAGATATTAATAAATTAAAATAATGGGTGGGTTAACTAAAAAAGAGTTGAGAACTGAAAAAGATCTCACGCAAAAACAAAAAATGTTTGTGGAGATTATGGTGCAAGACCATGGTCAAATCACGCAAGCTGAAGCATTAAAACGTGCAGGATATGATTGTAAGGATATTAACACTGCAAGATCCACAGCTTCACAATTATTAAATAGAAGAAAAAATCCTCACATTGCAAAATATTACGATAAAAGATTTGAACAAGAAATTAAAAAATATGAGAGTGACAATCTCAGACGTTATAAAAGATTTGAAAGACTAGCTGATAAAGCTGAAAAGAAAGATCAATATGCAGCTGCTATAAATGCAGAATATAGATCAGGCCAATTAGCAGGTGCTTTCATTGATAGAAAAGAAGTTAGAGTAACTGGTCTGGAGGGTATGTCACGTGAGGAGCTTGAAAATAAACTCAAGGAACTCTCAGAGAAAATCGATGGTTATAATGCCAAAACCATTGACTCTGAAGAAGCGACTGTATCTGAAGAGAGCTAGTTGGTCTGTTTGGATCAAGGAGTTTAATAAGATACACAATCCTGCAATGTTTACTTCAGTGGGTTGTGTTGAGGTTAATGTAAATGAGAAAAAAAATAGCAATACCAAAAAAAGTAAAAAACCAAATCGATAAGTTTCCTATGGTTGCTGTCGAATGGTACGATATTGTATCTAACTCAAGTTGGATATCCTTTGATGAGTTAAAAAAATCTAATTTAGCTACCTGCATTACCAAGGGTCATCTTTTATCTCAATCTAAGGGAGTTACGAGATTGTTTGGTGATTACTCATTTGCAGAAAATGGTAAAGATATTGATAGTATTGGAAACACTACAATAATACCTAACTCAGTAATTAAGGAAATTAAAAAATTAAGTTAATTAATGACAGTAAAAGCACAAGAATCTAGGCTTTGGCAAAAGATTAAAAATAACTTAACTAATTGTTATTTAACACGCATAGAATCTAGTACAATTAATGGTATTCCAGATATTCATGCTGTTAATAGAGATAATGTTTTTTGGATAGAACTTAAGTCTGATGAAGCTAATTATCCTAAATTAAACAAGTGGCAAATTGTGTGGATTAATAAATATGTTAAGGCAGGTGGTAAGATAATTATCTGCAAAGAGACCCTCTCGAAGAGGTCTCTTAAACTGTACAGACCGGTGTCCAGTTTCACTGATCCTCGCTCCCTCGTTCCATTTGCCTCGTTCTCGGCCCCGTACGACTGGCCCACGGTCCAGCGTAACATGCTGGCATCCCTTCAGGAGGCAGCGTAGTCCCGTTGCCGTTGTCTGCCCCTCGTTTCATTTTTACTCTTTGTTAGTTAACGGGGGGCTGGTAACGGCAGCATCCTCCGGGATCTCGTCTCGTTGGACTTGACAATTATCCCATGATATCTTATATGTAAGCTGGGGAGCTCCTTCAGGGAAACACAGACAACCTGCTGGAGTTCCTCGTTCTCGTTCTCGTTTAACAAAGTAAAACGGCTACCTAAAGCACAGACAGCATCAGCCCACGCAGCACGGATTTCCGTATGATAATTATCCATGATAGTAAAAATAATTTAAAAAAAGTTCTTGACATTTATCCCATCAGGTCTTATGTAAGGTTGGTCTTGTGAAAGAAAGACTGCGCACTTCAGGAGTCTTGGACCATGAAGGTACACTGATTTGATCACAGCTGTTACCTGAAACAAATAAAAACTGAAGTGACGCTAACTGGTCCCTGAAGGGTGTACTAATTCCGGACAGCTCAGGGACCTGGGATCAGCGCGTCCCATGAGTGATTGCATATTCAGGAAAGTTGATCAAAACCATCCTGATGGATTTAGGTTAACTTATGTGCATGAGGGTGAGAGGCGTTAGCTGGTCCTTTTAAATAACAGAGGAGGAAAAGATGCAGCTCAAGAAACTAATTAAAAAAATCAACAAGGAAAACGCACCACCGGATGGCTGGTCCCTGAAAGACCGCGTGCAGGACAAACCTGAACCTGGCAAAGTATACGCTTTAACCGGTGGCCCCGGATCTCGCTGCATTGCGAATGGTAACTCTTGGAAGGACTCTGAGGTCTCGCCTGAGCAGCAGGAGCACACTGATCTATGACATTAGCTCTCGTATGGCTGGTGATGCTGATACTCTTCCCTACCTTCACTATGGTAGGCACCAGCCTGCTCATACTCTCGCTCGTTGGGATCTTCGGTTAGATGTGCCGTTCTCGTCCTTTAGGGATAGCTCCGGGAGCTGATGGCACAAAGTTCCCCCACGTGACGCACAGATTTCTGAGATCCTGTATGAATGATAAGCTAGTTTAGAATGATTCTAAAAAATAGTTGTTGCATTAAGTAATGGGATTTGATAAGACAACGAATCAAAACTAACAAAGGAGTTAAAAATGGGTCTAGATATGTATGCCTTCCGACATAAGGGCGAAAGGATAGACAAAGAAACTAACCGACAAGAGTTAGAAGGAACTGAAAGAGAGCCAATACTATTTGCAGATTGGCGAAAGCACAACAGGTTGCAGGGGTTCATGCAGGAAAAATATGATGAACAAAATCCTAAAAGCCTGAAAAAGGAATGGAATGAGTTTAACTGTGTGCCTCTCTATCTTTCTCGTAAAGATTTGGACGAGCTAGAAGAATGTATAAGGTCTCGAACTTTGCCAGAGACGTCAGGCTTCTTCTTCGGTCAAGACAGTTATACGTGGGAAGGTGAGCAGGACGACATGAAGGCAACAGATTTAAAGTTTGTTGCTGACGCAAAGAAATATCTTAACGAAGGGTATGAGGTTTTTTATGAGTGTTGGTGGTAAGAAGAAAAATGTAGAGGCGACAACTGTCGCCTCGCTAAAAGAAAAACGAGAGCAATTGGCAAAGGAAAGACAGGAGAGTGCCATCAGAGAAATGCAGGGCTTCGTTAAATTTTTAGAAAGTCATCTTGAATTAAGAGAAACACAACTAAAGGTTGAACCCAATGTTATTAATATTAGCGATAAGATTGATAAAAAAAAATTAAATTAACTGTTGCAATAATAATGGGATTTGATAAGACAAGAGGGTATTCATAAGAATACATAACTTAACAAAGAGGTAAAAATGCCAAATGCAATAAAGAAGCTAAAGCAAGAAGAAAAAAAAGTAGTTCTTGCTTATGCTCAATTAAAGCTAAAAGCAAATAGGCTCAATAAAGAGTTAGATACAATGAAACAAAACATTGTAGATTGCTTTGATAGAACAAATCAAAACTTAATCATTGTACAAGATGACAATGGTAATAGTTTTGGATTACAAAAAATAAATCGTAAGAGAAAGAAATTTGAAACTGCAAATTTCAAGATTGCTCATAATGATTTATATAATAAATTCACTACTGATATTGAATATAGTGAATACAAAGCAATAGGTGATAATAATGCCCAATAATGATTTAATCAATATTGCTAAAGTACTAGCAGAAAGGGTAGGCGAGAAATCGCCTACTCAACTCGCAGATATGGTCATTGACAATGGTACAAAGAAACAACTCAACTATGAGATTATGTTTCAATTGTTAATGGGCGAGTGTGAGAAACATATCCTTGAAAATGTGGGTAATCCATGTGTAGATGAGTTTAAAGAAAATGTACTAAAGAAATTTAGCACACTTATACAGGCATTACACACTAATTAATAACTAATAACAAAACCAATGGCGTTAGCACGCCATTGGTGTATCTACAAGGCTCATTGGCCAAAACAATCTTAAACTCTCAAAATCTTGACTGGTTTCACGTTGTGCCAGCTGGCACAACGTAGGTTGCACCTTTACAAAGCAAGATATACAAATATACTAGGGTCCCAAACGGTATGAATATAGAGCATCTTACAGAGGAAGAAT